TCACGTTGGTATGTCGCAGTAGCTTTCGAGGTAGGGCGTGTTAATAGTAAAGCTAATACCATGCCCAGCAACAACGTCAGTACGGGAGTCAAAAAAGGGTTCAGCGTTTCCGCTAACCACGATTTCAAAGTCTGCATCGGTTACGTTTCTTTTAAGTAGTGTTACAATGTCAATAATAATCCCTGCCGTGTCAGATAGCACTTCAATCGTGTTGGAACTGCTTTCAAACTGTCTGTCCATTACAAGCATTGAGAAGTCATAGTTGACCGCCTTCTGCTCTGTGTTAAACGTGAAGCCATTAGGAACTAACCACACTAAAGGGTAGTATTTTACTTCATCAACTGCGAAGTCAAACTCTGCCCCCACTGCGAACTTTCCGACCATCTTGTGGCTTTCCGCTTGGGTTTTTATCTTTTCGATGATTTGGTTGAGCGTCATATTTTTTAAGCTTGGCTTCGTTTTTTAGCCTCCATTTATTTTTGGTAGTCATCTGGGAAGTCATAGTTGTAGAAACAGTCATCATCCGTACCCGGCAAGTACATTCCTCCGAAATATGCTGTATTCTGTGGTCTGATAACATCAAAGCCAGTACCAGGGTTAAGATACTTCGGATAGATAGTTGGGTTCTCCTTCAAGAAATCACGCAATCTTTCCGCATAATACTCAGCCTTATCTCTGTATCTCTGCTCTATCTGTGTCAATTCTCCCGTTGTTATAGGTGTTGCGTTTTCAGAGTTACGAGATGCTACTGACTTATTCATGAACTTGAAGGTCATCGGAAGCATCGACTCCGTAAGGCTGTAATATTTCAAACAAGGTGCAATGTAACTATCAAGTAAAGTGGTGTTATCGCTTGTAAGTGTACCATTATACGCTTGATCTTGCAGCTCGTCGTATATACCCGACCCAATCACATCACGAATGTAAATTTCTTGAGCCTCTTTAATCGCTGCCTTGAGAAGCTTATCGTCTAAGTTCTCGTTGATTGGTGTGTTATCCTTTAAGTAGGTAACGGATACAAAATATACAAAGTTAGCCATTGATTCTTCTTCTTAATAGTTGTGGTTGCCAAATGTGTCTGCAATAAGGAACGTGAGTGGTTGTGCCTTTGATTGTCATCCATCCGCCTCGTCTTTTCCAAGCTGAATAACCAGGGTCATTGTACTCTCGTGCAAGTATCACAGATATTTGGTCTATTTCTTCCCTTGTGTAAACTCGGTTGAGTCTGATCATCCTCTGACAGAAATCTCTTGATGTCGGCAACAAATCGCCTCCGCTTATACCCGGTGCTTTTTCGTAAGTGTAACGAGTCACAATCTCTGTTCCAACATTAGAATTTTCAAGAGTGGTTGTTCCTTCAGGTGTGATTCTGAAACCATCGTCAACAGATTCAATTAAGCCCTTCTGTGCCATATCATCTACTTCTCGCATTATCTCCTCCACAGGCTTCTGAATGTTGTTTGAGAGCGTTTCTAAGGTGATTCCCTCGTTAGAGTACAACCACTGCAAAATCATTGCTTGTAGAGCATCTCCGAACTCCAACGGTACAGCATCAAAATTGTCAGCATCTTCACCGAACTCAGCAAAGACTTTTAAATCTTTGTCATCATCCCATCCGAAAGGATTCTCACAACTTTCACATTTTACTTGCTCACTCATTGCTGTTGTGGCTGACATACCCAACTCGATACGAGCCTCATCTCTGTCAATAATGCCTTTCTCAAATAGTTCAACGTAGTCAAGTCCAATCGGTGGCTTGTTCTTAGTTTTAAGCTTGACAGGTGTAATGTATTTAAAGATAGAACTCAAGGCTCTATCCATTTGATTCTGTCTTGGCTCAATGTAGGAAGTTTGGAAAGCCTCAAACGCTTCAATCAACTCGTTACGCCCTCCTAACTGCCCTTCTGTCTTGATACCGAAAAGCATCGGTGATGTAACTCGGTGAGCCATCAAAATCTCCTCTTGTACGGTGTTGTTCAGAATATCAAACTGTTTATCAAAGTCAGACGGTGCTAAGTTGTTAACTACTGAAGGAGTTTCATTCGGATCGTTAAACTGAATGATAATAGAACCAGCGTTATCTGTGCCGCTAAAGTTGTCTTTAAATCTTCTGATTGTCTGACGAGCTTCCTCAGGTGACGGAATGCCTTTAAACAATTGCAAAAGCGTCTGAGCCGAGAAACCGCTCTTAATAGAGTTAAGATGGAAGTTGGCAATCTCTGTGTCTATCTCTATGTACTTAAGAGCTGATTGATATGGTGCAGTTGGATACTCGCCACATCCTGCCTTGTACATCTTGAAATAAAACACTTGCTTACTCTCTCTCGTGTTAGGATTCCAAGCGTAATAATGGTCAGGCTTTACTTTCCTATCGCTCCAATCCTCAGCGTATAGATAGTGACCATCTAACGAGTGACGGACATTCTGAAAAGGCAAGTGATAAATCTCTGCTATCTTGGTTTTGGCTTTGTTCCAAATGATTTCTAAAGCGAACCCATCAAACAATTCCAAGTCCTGAGCTATCTTGTTTTTAAGGCTGTCGAAGTCCTCATAGGCGTTGATTGAATCAAGAGCATCGTTTGCCTTTGCAATATCCTCTGTATTGTATGCTATTATCTCGGTTTTATCACCAGCAATGAAGTCTGCTTTCTGAGTAACAATCGCCCCGTGTTTTGGTGAGCTATTAAACAAGTCAATCAACATTTGTGGGTAAGCGTTATCTTGCCCGTATGTCAAGAAGCCTTTTGCTTTGTTCTCCTTGAAAATGGGAATTTTGCTCTCCGCAAAGTTGATCCGTATGAAGTTATTTTCCATCTTTTTTATCTTTTGCAAATATAGAACCCACACCAGCGACTATGAAAGCCCCTGCCTCTGTGAGTGTTGCTTTGTTAATTCCTACCAATATCAATGACCCTGTCACGAGTAGAACACCCAAAGCCGTCGTTTTCCAATTCTTAAATACTCTATCTATCATTTCCCAAATCTTAGTTCCAAAAGTGAATCGTTAATCTTCCTCATTCGCTTCAATTCCACGGTTGCACTATCGTACAACTTTTGACTCTCCTCTATCTGCTCCGCTACTTCATCCTCTATTGTGGGCGTATCGGTTGACAATGCCAAAATAACCGCTAATATTCCTATTGCTAAAAGCCCTTTCATATCTTTCCGAGTGCTTTGTAGATTTTGATTTCAGTCACCAATGCAGAACAGAGTGAATCCTGTGTTTTTAACATAGCCGACATTTTACGTAGTTCTGTTTCACATTTTATCAATCGCTTTTCGCATTGAGCCGTTGCAAGGTTGCTCTGACGTTCTGCTCTTATGTATAGGGCAGTCACGACAAAAAGCAAAAGGTAAGTGATAGCCTTCTCGCTGTTCTTTGTGAATTCGTTAAAACTTACGGGGAATCTCATAGTTCAAATGGGCTTGGTGTTGGTTTAGGTACATATTCGCCTTGTGGACATTCAAGCACCCAAGCATATTGAGAGGCTTCAACTAAAGATATTTGTTGCTCAGTTACGAAGTTGAACCATACGTCGTTAATATCTTGAACGCAATTAAATCTTTCAAAGGGTGCAAATTCTTGCCCTTGTATTGCGTCCTTTTCTGCTTCTGTTAAAATGTAGCCTATCATACTTCTCTGCTTAAGGTTGTGTTAAACGTTTGTACTGCATCATAGAAATCAGATGCTTCGGAATCTGTTAATCCGTTACCTATTGAGGCGAATGCATATTCACGATCGGTTGGAAAGTCATCATCATCCCAAGAGCCTAATCTTAAATCTTTATTATCTAATGGAGCAGTTGATGAATTAGTAGTATCTTCTAAAGTATCATTCAAATACAATTTTTGTTGACTTGACGAAATTCTTGAACCTAATGCAAATTTGTTCGAAGCATACGCACCCAACGATGCATAACTACTACTATTTATCCGATAATACAAACTCCCTCCATAAAATTGAATAGTCAGCTTATCCGTACCCATATCAACTCCATTTTGGTCATTATCCGTTCTTGAATAAAAAGATATATGCACATCATTTAGAGATAAATCTATTGACGGATTTATGGTTGTATTGAATGATGTATTCGTGCCATTGCCCGTAACTCCCGTACTTGCAAAAGTCCATGCACCAATAAATGTACCCGTAAAACTTGAACTCTTTAAGTTCTGAGCACACGCTGATGCACTTGCTCCAACCATAGGATAAATCGCTTTCATAGATGACCAGATGCCATAGTCTTTCATATCAAGCACTAACCGATTGACTGCTACTTGTTCAGTTGCTGAAAGTGTTCCTCCCGCAGTATCTACTCGGTCAAAGAATGCTTGTGCGTCCGCATCAATCGCTACGCCACCTTGAGAAAATATACCTATTGTCGCTCTTATCATGCTAAATCACCAATAACATACCATGTATCAGTCGCTATCTTTATACAAGTAGCCGCACCATATTGACCGCCTATTCCTAACGCTGAATCTTTAGATAACAAAGTAACTCCCGAACCTGCGGCAATCGTGGTTGTTCCTGCTCCTTTTTGTACTACTATTATTTGAGTTCCTGTGCTAAATGCTACGCTTGAATTTGGTGGAACAGTCAAAGTATTAGCAGCCGCATTGTTCATCTCAACTAATTTATCAGCATCACCTAAAACCAATGTGTAAGTCGTTCCCGTTTGAGCATTTAAACTGATTAATTTTGGAGTCTTAGCATCCACTTGCGTTTGTATCGCACTTGTCACCCCATCTAAATATCCTAACTCAGTAGATGTAACGTCACTTACTGCAACCTTTCCGCTGCCATCAGAAACCAACGCCCTTGATGCCGTTAGGTCTGTATCGTCTATAGTTGTAGCCGCCCCCGTGATAGTCGCTTGTTTGCCGTCTATTTGGGTCTGAATAGCACTTGTTACTCCGCTAACGTATCCGAGTTCAGTAGATGTCACTGAAGAAACCTCTATTTTACCCGTTGCTGAGGAAGTAACCGCACGAGATGCAGTCAAGTCTGAACTTGTGATAGTTGTTGCTGCACCTGTAATCGTTGCCTCTTTCCCGTCAATCTGTGTCTGTATTGCAGAAGTAACCCCGTCAAGATATCCCAACTCTGTGGAAGTAACAGCAGAAACTTCAACCTTACCCGTTGCACTTGATGTCAACGCCCGTGAAGCCGTTAAATCAGTTCCTGTGATGGTTGTGGCTGCTCCTGTGATAGTGTCCTCTTTGCCGTCAAGTTCTGACTGCAAATCTGTTTGACTTGATAACGTGCCTGTAATGCCTCCCCATGCAACTGATGAAGAAATCTCAATGTTACCGCTTCCAAGTAAAGAATTGGAGTTTACAGTCTTTATATTAGTTCCACTTACTAAAGTGTCTTGTTTAGCATTCAAGGCGGTCTGAGTAGCAGACGAAACAGGTTTATCAGCATCAGCAGTATTATCAACATTAGAGAGTCCAACATCCCCTTTGGCAAGGGTAACAGTTCCAGTTTTACCTGCTACGCTTTGAACAGGTGCGAGAGCCTTTATTTGGCTCACGTTTACTTTCTTTGTCGTTGCAACGCTCGTGTCAACTATCGGCAGGACATCAGCGTCATCTACCGATACTATTGCGTCTAATGCACTTATTTTTTTATCAGCCATCTATAATAGTATTTTGCTTGTGTTATCTTCTTGAAGTAAGAAGTCACCGCTTTCAAGTAATAAGTAAGCGATTGCCTCAGGTGCTTCAATTTCGTATATTTTTTCATTGAGTTCAACGGTGTATTGTGTCGCTGCCGTTGGGTCAAAATCAACCTTGACAATTCCCCTCTCAACTAACTCATTAGCAAGAGCAGGGTCAGTATTGGTGTCAGATGTTTGGGCGTATATTTTATATTCATACTCACCAGCATCAAGAGTGATAGTCGTTCCCTCTGTGATTTGAAACTTGTTGTATCTGTCAGTATAAGAAGATGAATCTGTAAGGATGAAATTGTAAGTGACAGCCGTTAATCTATGCTTTAGCGAGAACAAATAGTAAGGGTTGAGAATCGTTGTTTTCTCCCCTAAAGTTAAGTACCAGAACTTTGTTTCCGCTTTATTAAGTTGCAGCATCTATATATAATTAAGATTTTCCGCATTTTGGCGTAAAAAAAGAGGAGAGCCGAAGCCCTCCCCTATTAGAAACTATGAAAACAAGAAATTAGATACCTAACGTCGTTGCAACAGCAGCCTGTACCAAGTATGGAGATTCAGCCTCAATCGCACTTAAAGTGAAATTGTAGCCTTGAACGTCACCCATTGCAGTACCTGACTCGGAAGTCATTGCAGTGATGTCGCATCCGTACTCGTTACCAGCTAACCAATAATTATCATTGTTATCCTTTACTATGCAGAATACACGATTCTGAGCAAGGAGCTTTAACTCATTACGCTTTGTTGTTGACAACTTACGCAAACGAGCAACGATATCAGATTGGTTAAATACTGTTCCGTTCTCTTGTGAAACATTAGTGGTAGTAGTCATACTACCCACGCCCTTAGGAAGCTCATAGGTGTAAACATCCCCTGAAGCAACTGTTGTAGCTGTTACCTCGCCACCGCTTACGGTGAAACCAGTAGAAGCCCAGTCGATTAAATGAATGCTCTTGATTCCACCAACGGCATCCTTGCAGTCAAGTGTAAATCCTTGTGTTAGATTACAAGCCATTGGTTACCTCCTTTAAGCTAAAGTAAATGAAACTAATTGATCTGGGAAGGCGATTTGCACTCCATATTTCATGGTTGCACGGAAACGAACCTCGTCGTTGTCCTGGCTATACCAGAAGCGATATTCTTCCTCTTCGTTTGCAAGGTCAGTACCTACAAAGAAGTTAGACAAGCGACCTGCAAACATTCTGTTTGTTCCGCTTAGTCCACCTACTCCGATCAACTTCACGTTAGTACCTGGAATCATGATTTCCATTCCTTCCATTTCTACTGCGTAGTGGAAAAGGTTAGAATCACGAAGTGCAGTTGTGTACTTCTTGAAAGTGTCGATACCAGCAAAGATTACTAAGTCATCAGCGTCAGCTACGTCAGCAGGAAGTGCATTGTAAATGTCATCAATCAAACCTTCAACGTTTGAAGTAGTGATTGCAGTTGCACTTGAAGTGTTACCAGCAATAGTAGAAGCAGAAGCCGCATCGATGATTTTGTTGAAACCATCAAAACGATTTGTGTTAGGGTTAGTGTTGGTTGTTGCAGTATCACCCTGCCACATAGCAACTTCTAACAATTTAGCGATACGAGAAGCTTTCTCGTTACCGATTTGCTCCTCAAATGGAACAGCCTCAGGGCTACCAGGAGCGATTTGAGTCTGCATCCACTTAGCTTCTAAAGTCTTAGGGCAAAGAGTTTCCTCTACCTTAATCTTTCCTACTGTGATGTCACGCTGAGAGAAAGTAGTGTTTCCTGATGCGTTGTATCCACAGCCATCAGCTTGGAAGAATACGTCAGAAGTTAAGATGTTCAAAGCCTCAGCAGACTTTACACCTACTTGCACCTGACCAGCCGCTTGTAATACAGCAGCGGTTTTTGAGCCGAATAGACTCTTAACTACTAACTCGGTGCTTTGCTCGTTAGTATAGTCGGTTAAACCAGTTACGTTAAATGCCATGATTTTATTTTTTTAGTGTTTT